ACACCATGCTCACGCGCCCACATTGCCTGCAATGGCTCGCAATTTACAATCACGTCAACCGCTTCCCATCCCAACTTGCGGAGGTTCGTGCTGTAGGCGTCGAACGTTCCGAACTTCATGTCAAGCAGCCGCTGAAGTTCCTGCTCGTAGCTGGACCCAGGATTGAACGCGACAGTCTTCAGAAAATCGGGATAGTACGTGTCGCAAATGAGAATCTTAGGTTGCATGATCTGGTAAGAATTCGGCTGGCTTATCGCCACAATATTCAATGTCTACCGAGAAATAGAATCGGCCGATACTGCGCCTTTGTTGCGTACTCCGAACTTTTCTCAAGTCGTCCCAGAACTTGCTTTCTTTTATATTTAGCTTATTCATGCACCTTCCGCAAAAGCGATTATTCTGGAACCATTTTCTAAATCCATCGACAGATTCGTCCGTACCGCAGCGAAGGCAGTGTCTAAGAGTTGATATACTATCAGCAGCCATTGAGCCTCCAATCAAGGTTCGTGGTGAGAGTTTGGGCAGCGTTCATGCGCTGCCCTGACTCGCTGAGTCTATACATTTACCCGATCACCTGCAACCGCAATTCGTTTTCCCAGTGATACACAACGTCCAGTAGCGGCTCCGTGTTGCACCACCATTTTCTGAGCACGCGGCCGTCATCGGTAACGCGATTGTTGGGTCCAGTCCGAAATGAGTGACTGAGAATCTTCTGCACGTCCGCATTGCGAATCGCTTCCACTTGCTCTGGATTGTTTCTCACGAAGATCGGCGGTCCGCCAGTTGTCGGATTCGGAAGAACAGCCCATAAGTGCTCACGTTCCTCGAAATTCGTAAGCGCTTCTTTCCATGCGGACGGCATGACAACAATTCCGCTCTTGGCAATGCGGCTCAGCGTTGCGGCCGCTTTCTCCGGGTCCGGCATGTGCTCAAGGACGTGGCTGCAATAAACGAAATCAAAAGACTTGTCCTCGATGCCGGGAAGCCCGGAATTAAAATCCGCTTTCATTTTCTTCTGTGATCCTTGAAGTTTGATCGCGGCCAGAATTGCATCGCTGTGATCTATGTAAACATTCGCACGCTTCAGCGGATAAGCACCGGGCCCGATGTCAGCCACTCGCCAATGATCGGGTATTGCAGGCAGAGGAACGTAATCGCGCGGCTCTCGCGGTCCAGGCTTCACAAAGCGTATGCAGAAGGCTGGGAAGAAATGAATGTTTTCTTCTTCACGGTCAAACAGGAACCCATGATCTTCAACTAGCGCCTTCAGCCTGTCGCGAGTGTAACTCATCAGATGGAATCCGAATTCGTTTCTCCGTGGCCCAAGCAAATGCCTAACGTAGAATTCGTCTCCACTTTCCCGGTACGCTTTCAAGGTGCCTTCATGGTCCGGAACGTCAAGCCTGAGCACTCCTCCGGGCTTCATGATTTCGTCTATCGCATCCAGCGCGCGATGCGCTTCACCGATACTTAGATGTTCGAATGAATGCCGCGCCAAAACCTCTTCGACTTCCCAGTAGCCGGCCGGAATGCTGTCGAACGATCCGTAAGCATCGCAGACGTATTCCTGGTCCAGCGGGCCTGCTCGCATCGTGTCAATGCTTTTGTCCGAGTGCCTACCATAGTATTTGTCTTCAGATGTCTTCAGTTTTTCCACGAGGTCTGGACGGTCAGCCGCTAGGAATGTTCTTGGAGTCCGAACATCAAGATTGAGCCACCCATCCAGATATACGCTGCCACAGCCGACGTGGAGGCGCATTTAAGTAACGACTGTCCCGCGTTCTGCGAGGTGCCGGTTTTTGCTATACACCGCGAGCATCTGATTTCGAAGCGGCATGTATTTTTGCGTGATGACTTTGTTGTCCGTCTGCTTGTAGTGCTGATTGTCAATGCGCAATTGATCCTGTACGGAGTGGTGGAAGATACGAGCCTCCGGAATCGACCCGATGCCAAGGCCGTGGATAAGCACGCGGAACGTCAGGCTGTTGTCGTTGCCGTACATTTGCAAGTCGTCATCGAACCATAAAAGACTGTTTCCGAGTTCACGCCGGATAATTCCGAAGTTGGCATAGACCATTCCCCAGCCCAAGTTCACGCGGTAATCAAATTTTCTGTCCGCATAATGAAGAGCACCGAGTCCGACACTGGGATGCTGCGTCATGAATCCGATCGCAGCCTCCGCATATCCGGCCTGCACCTCGGCATCATCGTTCAGGTAAATGACCCACTCGCCCGTTGCCCGAAGGAACGCCCGATTGAATCCCTTGACGCACCCGAGCCTTGGCCGCTCAGGAAGCATGAGAACATTCTCCGGCAGTTCCAGTGCGTAAGGCCGATCCGATGCATCGGAGACGATAAGTTCCCACGGCACTGATGTGTTCTTGACTATCGAATCCAGCAGCCTCTTGAATGATTCCGGACGATTGAGCGTTCCGGTAACCAGACTCAAGAGCGGCGCAGCACTCATGCCATTGCCGGATCACGGTATCGATGGAGGATTGCTTTCACTCCGGCCGATAGCGGGTCTGACGCGGATTCGCGGCTCTCGAATAATTCACCAAGCACCAATAGCGTCGCAGCCTGGACTAACTCAGGTGCGCCGTCCGCATCCCAGTCCTCCCACGTCGCCGAGCCGACAGGAGAATAGAAATCCGGAGGATAAATCTTGAGGTAGTCGAGAACGATGTGGGACGCGGCCTGGATCTTGAAATCAATGTCCGCGTCGAACCTGACGCCGGCGACACGCAGATGATCCTTCGCGCGCGCAGTGGAAACAAGGACAAGTGTCGGAGTCATTTCAGCCGAACCGGAGCGGTCGGATTTTCCAGAGTACTACGATCCGCGTCTTTTCCTGGGCTGCCTTGCTTCACACAGAGCGTCCAGTCCGCACTATTCGGAGTTCCAGGAGTTACCTTGGTTCCGTCAACATTGCAGTGCCACACAGATCCACTACGAGATACCGTATCGCCGCGCTCGTATTGGCCATCGTCACGATAGACGCCTCGATAAAGCTGGACAGGAATCCGCCTGTCCCATATTTCCCGAAGTCCACTGGTCCGCGTAATTACGATTTCGAGATGCCGTGGATCATCGCCGCCATCGACACTGATACCTGAAATCCCGTCCATGATGACGACCCATCCAGCTTTTTCGAAACTATCAGAAACCTGATCCGTGTTTCTCGCGGCGCGAAGAAGGCCGCCATCCTGCGTTGCAAATGTTCCGCGCGGATAACATCTTGTCGGATCGATTGCCGGGAGGACCTCGATATCGAGAGCGTCTCGGCCGGCTGTTCCGTCTCGCCCATCCTTGCTGATTCCGTCTCGACCGTCTCGGCCATCCTTCCCTTCTTTTCCGGGTTCGCCGCGCTCACCAACAATCGATTTCCCGTCAAGGCCGGGAGCACCATCCTTGCCGATGATTCCATCCTTCCCGTCTTTCCCTGTCTCGCCGCGCTCGCCGCGCTCACCAACAATCGATTTCCCAGGAGGCCCGATTGGACCCGGTTCACCTGGAGGGCCTGACGGTATTTCTTTGATGCGTTGCTCAATGCTATTGAGCCGTGGATTGATACCGAGAATCGCCTTTGCAATTGAATCGCGCATTACGCGACCAATCGACTTCGCGAGTGCGGACAGTTCCCCTGGTTCGATCATGCGTTCACGAATTCTTCCAGTTCGGTTTCGAACGTTTCCAAATCTTTCAGGGTCATTGGAGCACCCTCGATGTGCTTTGGCTGTACCTCTTCTGCCTCACTGGGTTCAGCCGGTGCAGGCTTTCGCGTCGAAGAATTAAATGGATCGTCTGTAGCATCGCGCTTCGCTAGAGCCTCAAGGCTGAAATTCTGCTCCTGAAGATACGGTGAATCGCCTCCTGGAACAGGTTCAAGGTTCGCCCGATTGCGCATCTCGTTTATCTTCATCCACCCTGACGCCTTCTTGTTCGATTCGAAAAGCGCGTCGATATCCATCCGCATCAAATTGTCGAGATCGAACTCCGTTCCAAGGTCCGAAGGCAGCGCAAGTCCCTCATCCAAGCACAACTCAACCGACTCGATCTGGATCTGAAGGCAATCGCTGTAATACGCGGTCATTGCCATCTCTGGTTTCGTATACGGTGGCATCGGGCCACCTAGCTTCCATAACGGGTAATGGAACGCGCGCGCCACATCCTCCACGGTCCACTTCAACTGCTCGATCAGTTGCGCATTCATGGCCGGTATCGCATACGGCTTGAATTCCAGAGCATCGCCAGCCACAAAGAGTTTGCCGATATTCGCTCCGGAGAAATTGCTTTCGAATGCCGCCTTAAGGCGGACGGCCGTTTCGTTGCTGATCGCGCCAGGAGCTGTCAGCATTCCACCAGGCATCGAGCGATTGGAAAAGAAGTTCGTCGAGTTGGACTGGATTTTATTTCCCATCGTTGCGGAAGTCCCACACGCATAAATCGGGGAAACTCCGATCAGCGGATGCCACAACGACACCATCATGTCGTGAATGATTTCGGATGCTGGCACAACGACACGCTCACGCACTTTCGACAGATCATCGCGGTCTATTTCGTAGTACACCGACCCATCCTCCGAAACAAGCGGAGTAACGCGATGCGGATGCAGCGCATAAAGCCCCGTCACTAACCCTCGCGCGTCGTCGCGCTGCTTGAGGATATACGCATTCCCGTAAAGCAACTTCGAGACAATCCATTGCTCGTAAAACTTGATGCGCGTCTGGTATTGGTTCGGCTTCCTGATCACGGCCAACCAAGGGGAACCGGCTGTGATCTCCCGCCAGATGCCATCCTGATTGCGGTCTAACTTGATCCGCATCTTGGCCACATCGGATGCGATCCCGGTAACGCAAGCGTAGACGGCCGAGAATGCGAGCAGGGTGGTTGTAGGCGCAACAACAACGTTCTGCTGCCATGCCCCGGCGAAACTTTCCGTGATCGGTCCCCACCATGGACCGTGGCCATTCAAGTAATTGACACCCTGGAGATTCTGGGGAACAGCCTTCTTTCTCCAGTTCACTTCTATTCCAAGAATGTTCACGATTCGGCTTTCATGTCGCGGCGATGATATTCGCGCCGCGGCGCATCTTCCGGAGCCATCTTGACTAACCCATAAGCAAGCAGTGTCTTCGCGGCCCTCTCGGAGACTTCGTACACCGCGCCAACCTTGTACCGCTTGCTGCCGTCTGGAGTGTGTGATTTAACCGCAATTACTTTGACCATCATTTTAAAAGAGAAGGCCCGGACAAGCCGGGCCTTC